ATCATACAGAGTAGTAACGGCAGTCGTAAGGGCAGCGAGAGAGGCAACAGCCTCATCGTAAGAGGATTGTACGGCGACCAGATCGGCGTTCGCTACGTTCAATGCCAACTGCGCTGCATTGACCCCAAAGGGATCAACACCGACATCAACACCGTCCATAGAACCCCAACCTCCAGTAGTGCCAATCAACTCTGTTGCTAACAGTGGGTTAGCAACTGGATCAAACGCTTGGAAGATTTCGGTCTTGGAGGCGAACATAGTCTCCAACCCCTCCAGGGCCTCTACCAGAGCCGCTGGGGCCACCGTCAGTGTGGCACTTGGATCGAGCCCTTCTACCGTGGGCTGGTAGTCGAAGACCTGAATCGGGGATGCAGTGCTGGAGGCAGCACTTGATTGTGCTTGAGCAGCAGCGATGGCCTCGTTGAGCCCTACCATAAGACTTGGAAACAGAGTCGTAAAGCTCTGTTGGACCACCTGTTGAGACGCTACTGTTGCAGCGATAGCGAAGGAGATGGCTTGAGCAGCCGATGCGGCTGCTGCCACATCAAGCTCCACAGAGAATGGGGCTGGGGCGGTGACCACAGGCAAACCGGGGGGCAGCGCCGCAGGACTGGGGGCGGCATGACCCTCGGGATGAAGAATCTCGATGCCAACCAACCCACGAACCAACCCTGACTCGAAGTCTGGGTGTGGTCCCCCATCAAAATCTCCGTCCTCGCTGTCCCAACGATGGCGGAAATCGTACTGGAGTACATTCGGATTCCCTTGCAGCGTACTCTCTCGGTCTTTCAAGACCACCTTGATCAGTACAGGAACCTCGCCAGCCACAAAGTCATGGCCGGTACTCTCAAAGAGATTAGCTACCGGGCCGACGTTCACTTTCAAGTCACAGGAGACCAATCCTGTAACGGGTTCAGCGGGGTTGTTCTTCGTTTCTGGCCCACGAACAAGACACCCTGCTCCATCGAGCTTGGGGTCTTGTTTGGAGGGGCCTGCCCCATCGGGACGGCCAAGATCCATCCAAGTCGTCAGCCCGGGGACTTTGACTTGAACAGAGATGGAATATGATCCAGGACCGGGTGCCATGTAAGCGATATCGCTTACATGCAGGCCCCAAAGGCGAAGGGTAAAGAATGGCTGACCCGCTGCGGAAGATCCATAGTCTGTCCGAGAGAACCCCACGTTGAAGCAGCGAACATAGCCACGGTCGCCCGTGATGCCGGAATAGTCGGGTTGGGCGTTGCCTGCGTAGTCTTCGCCTGCCAGGGGGCGGTGGGTTCCCGTGTAGCTCGTCTGGGGGTACAGAAGGATGCCTCTTGCCGGGAACGGAGATTGGAGCCCCTCAAACATTGGAGGGTTCCGGTCTGGTAGCCCTGCAACTTGAGCCTCACCGGGATCGGTAAAGACTGTAAGGGACTGTTCGTGCAAACCAGCTTGCAGCCAAGAAGCGTTGTTCCAGTCGCAGTCCACAGCTTCACTGTTGATGACCGCTGTAATGGTCGGAGTATGGGCTGCACGTACAGGTACTTCGATGGGTTGGGGGTTGCCCGAAGTATATGGAAGCCCTGGGCCTGCCAAACGAGCGTTCAACTCATCTTGGATATCACCCCCATTGAGAGCCAGGGACCAATCAAGCGAGTACCTGTATGACTCATCCAAGAACCATTCAACAGAGTCTTTCCAGATGGCGAGTGGCTTGTCAGCCATCAACCCGCCAGTCAATGAAAGGAGGGGGATGCCGCCCTCAAAGAAGTTCCCAAAGATGGGGTAGAGGCTCAAAGCAGATGAGTGGTTCAGTAACTTGAGACCGTTGGGGAGCATCAGTGAGACACCGATGGTCGGAAGAACGGTGCTTGCGGGACTATACGTTGTGTGTCCCAGAGGTCGTCGGAACCAAGCCCGGGGATGAGCGTCGGACGAGAAGGATGCAAAAGCGGCATCCCCTGACAGCTTCATTGTATCCACGGAGATGTTAGCGGCGGCGGTAGCGATGGGTGCAAGATCCACCCCGAAACCGGGGACCGCTCCAAGCAGATATTCCATGTCGAACTCGACACGTTGTCGCCGTGGCTTGCCAACACCATCCGTATCCACCCAGTCAGGAACATGGGTGGTGTACGAGAAGGGGGCTACCCCGAGCAAGGCCGGGTTCGGTGTGTTCAACACTCGTTGGAGATGGTCAGAAGTCCGATAGTTGTTTGCCCAAAGACCAGCAGCCGAAGTGGTCACGTCCTTGAGCCAGAAACCTGCCGTACCATCTGCCTGTGTGGGGTGGAAATATGCCACTCCAGAGACCCACATCACATTGTCGCCAACCGTCTCGTAGTCAAAGGCAGCGTTTGAGATGGTCGGGGCGTCAGAGCTTTCTCGCATATCTGCGAGAATCGATGCTCGCATGACGTGATAAGACCAGGGTGCCCGGTTGAAGTCGGGTCCAATGAGCGCCTGCCACCCACTTTCTTCAGCGTTGGCAGCGTTTGAGACATGCTCTGGATCATCGAAGTGAGCCAGATAAGCAGAGTAGATGCGGTCCTTGGTGGGCATTTCGCCCCGGGCCACCATGTCCTCAAAATAGACTTCTTTCTTGAAGTGGACCAGAACATAGCTGCCCAAATCAAAGGGAGCGTTCTCGATACCCACGCAAGGACAAGCATTGATGAGGAAGCGGTGTCGATATCTACCCAACTGGAAGGGCCAATAGTCCTTCGTGAAGTCGGGATAGTCGCCTGCTTGTGCCAGCAAATCGTCGGGCTCAAGGGCAACAGCAGGCTTTAGGTAGTAACGCCCCTTCTCACTCGTAGGGGTCCACTTCAGACGCCAACAGGCTTCATTCGAGTATTCGTTCAGATAAGGGAGACGGTAGCGGAAGAAGTTGTTGTCGTTCCCGCCTGCCCGAGCCTTGGAGTAAGCACCAAGAATGGGAATACCATTGGGGATAGCTTGCCCAGCTTGGGGGTCGGTGCCTAACCGAACCTGACCTGGGTAGGGCGTGTGAACCTCGTCTGGGTAATGGGCCTTGTTGGCACCAACCTTACGGAACACCTTGCCGTCCGCAGGGTCAACGGTGGCCGAACCGACATCCTCGCCCAAGCGGATTAGGAAGTGGTCGTTGTCTACCAACTCAATGATCCAGTCAGTGTTCAACCAAGGATGTGTTGAGTTCTCTCGAACACTGACTACATCAGCTTCATCAAATAGGTGATTCGTTACGGTAAAGGTGACTTCGGTCCCATTGAGGACGAAGGAACCAATCTCTTTAGACTCATCTTGTAGCTCATCGAAGTTGTAATACGGAGAGTCCTGACTGAAGATGAGGCCATCATATCGAATGCCACTGTGCAGTTCTTGAAGGGAGCTTTGCCCCGCAGCGGCTCCCGGCCACTCATAGGGATCGAAGTCTCCGTTCTCGTCTTCACCCATAAGGAAGATGCCACCTGGGTCGCCGTCACATGGACAGCCTTGGCCCAAGATCCCCTGCCCCAACAAGATGGCGGCGGGAACCTGCTCGGCAAGATCCTGGGCCATGAACGCTGCGATGTCTCCACCAGGAGGCCAGTAGATCAAAGCGAGAAGACCACGGTCTGCCGGGTGAATCATCCCAGATAGAACGACCGGAATCAGTCCGTTGTCATCGACGTTCGTTCCTGTTCCGATGTCATACGCAGGGTAGATACGAACAGTGTCTACTCGCTCATGCACATTGTTGTTATCTGATCGAGTGAACGCCCCGGCGTGGGTTAGACCTGCACCGCCGCCCGAATAGGTAACAGCGTGGATATTGAAGGTGTGGTCTGTCCACGGATCGTCACCGCCTTGAGACCACTGCTCCCCCGCCATCGTGTAGTCATTGTCGAACTGCTTGCCCTCTGCCTCAAAGGGCCTGTGTTCCCAAGCCGGGTGAGTGGGGTGCCAATAGTAGGGATAGATCGATGCCGGTGGGTTGGATGTATGCGTAAAGATAGCGGGGCTTCGGAAAAGCAAAGACGCATCGGTCAACTTCAGAACGCCCCAATCGGGGATTCCAGTCAGATCAAGGAAGCACCGCTCGTAGCCAACCTTGGGAGGCTTCGGAGGGATCAGTGCTGAAAGTTCGTCCAGGGCACCTTCGACATCATCTGCCGTAAACACCCCACCTGGGTTCCCATCAATAGAGATAGAGGCTGCCGGATGGGCTCCGGTCTCATCATCGATGTGGGTTTTCAGGGGAGATGATCCAACACCACCAGGGCCAATGCCGTGGTCATGTTCGGCTTCTGCATGAGAAGCATCTGCCTCATCGACTTTCCCCGCCTTACCGGGAGTAAGTGTCCAGTTGGTTTCTTCAACGGATCGAGAACCCGCCCCAACCCGGATATCACCAGGATTCTTTTTCCGGGGCATCGTTAGTCTCCCACCGTGAGAAGAAGGTTCTTGGTTCGATATACAGCGGCACAGGTCGTGTTCCCATCATCGGTGAAGACCACGGTGTTATCAGTGTCGAGTGCGGCGAATCGGCTCAATACAATCAAAAGCATTTCGTTGCGTCGATAAAGAATCCCACCAGCGGCACCTTTAGCATCCTCGGTTGCTCGAACTAACATGGGGATAAACACTTTATGGCGAACTGCTCCCGACAAAGGTTGGGACATGATCGTCGGTCGATACGTGCTGTCATCCGCAAACGGATAGTAAGCTCGGAACTCCATGTCCTTTCGAGGCTTCTGCTCGTTTTCGTCGCCCCCGAGCCGCAGGAGTTGTGTCCTGTCAGCCGGGACAAATGGGTGAAGTGACAACAGTCCAGTCGTTGCGTCAAAGTCGTCAACACTGGTTTGCGCCGTAGCGCAGAAATACCACTCATGGGTTTGACCAGCGACCCAGGCTTCATCTCCCCCAACTTCACCGGATAGACCTGACCCATCATTGATAGGGATTTGGTCCAATGGGGCGATGTAAGGGAAGGACGAATCCACAGAACCCATGCCGACCTGACCCGTCCACAGGTTATCGGCCATGATGAGAGGTTCGACTTCCAACTTCGATGGGAGTTGCCCACCAGCAAGCGGGCCGTTGATGTCCCCTTCCTTCACACCGCATGTCTGGGGTGCGTTGGACCGGAAATAGGCAGCGATCTGATAGCCCGTTCCTGCGCCTCCCCAGTTCGGTAGGGGGTCTTGAGCGAAGTATGTCACTTGGCAGAGTGTTTGAGTCCCACTCAATAGATTTGCCAACGAGATGACTCTCTCGCTGGACCCATAGGCACTCTGGTCGTCGTTTACACCTACGGGTGCCGTAGCAGGAACGTCGGATACGGTAAGGAGGTGGCTCCCGCTCCGGTAAACTCGTCGGGGCAGCCGCAGTTGATTTTGTGTCGTGCTGACGATCTGTTCTTCATGTCCCGGGACAGACCCAATGGGTGCCCCACCACCGTTATGTCCTGCGACATACTCCAGCTTGACCTCCCGATAGCCAGGACGCCATTGGGGAGGAAGGGGGTGTTCCATGTCGGTCGGGGGTACGCCGCCGCACTGAATGATCTCTCCAAAGGGGTAAACCTCTGGATCGGGTTCGACTTTCTCATCTGGGGTGTCCGTCAGGCCGTAGCCGATTGGATAGGACACCTCGACTTCAACGAAGATTCGACGTGGAGAGCCTGCAAGGAGAGCCAGATCATCACCGGCAGAGCGGACGAGCTTGTACTCATCATTGGAGTTCAAAATGACCGGCAACCCACCGGAAACCGTGTCATCGTTGGCATCCAAATGAAGCTCAACATGAGCGGTCCCAAGCCCATCAATGTGCTTGATCTGCACTCTTTGGTCCACGGGTTCGGTTGCGTCGTAGTGACCATCGTCATGGTGAACCAGCCAGACATCGGTAATCACCATGCCGGGAGGGGCGAACTGCGTGACATAAGGCCCGTCTGGGAAGCTGTTGGCCCAGGCTCCCCCAGAGAACACACCACCCAAAGTTGAAGCGTCGAAGCTACCCAGGTTCAAGTGGAGTACATCGTCTTCTGACCAACGGTTTCCGTTGCCTGTCTTGGAGACGTACTTGCCGTCATTGAGTTGACCAGGGATTCCGTCTGGTACAGCCCCAGAGGCCGCCCGGTCTCCAGGCCAGAAAGCGAATGTCATTCTCTCGACCACAGCTTGGTCGCCGAATCGGCGGGCGATATGGTCGAAACTCCGAATCGTAGTGCCCCGTTGGGTGTCACCCGAATGAGGGGGGTTGCCTCCCTTGCCCTGCTCTCTCCCGATCTCGTTACAAACCAAGAATCGAGTAGAGACGTTGCCGGAAGACCCTCCGAGAGTGTCCTTGTCGGAAGAATCGATGGCCCAAGTTCGGAACTCCCCATCCAGAAGAGACTGGATTTGGTATTGAAGCTCGGCCTTTAGATCATGCCCCGCCATCGCCACATGGCGGCGGAGGTCCAGGATGTCATTGGCATCAATACAATCGCTGAACAACGCATCTGGGCGGTCAGAGTGGCCCGCAGGGATAACCCCCAAGGGGCCGTTGTACCCGCCGTGGTCATGCGTAGGAGCGCCGTTAGCATTGTTCCTCGGGTCGAAGCCCTTGAAGGCTTCTGGAGCGTTCCAGATGTCGTTTCTGCGGAACACAAAACCAATCGGAATGGCATAAACAAAGCCATCTACGGCTCCAAGTGCCGCTGCGGCTTCCTCGGACCCGTCTCCTGCAACGAAAAGCCCATCGTCTTGGATTCCATAGGCAACTGCATCAGAGTTGTCCCTAACGCTCTCACGGTCTGCCGGGACGAAGGGGTATTCGTCTACCGGGACAGACAGAGCGCCCTGTGCGTTCGTTTGACCCTCACCACCGGGAATGTTCCGTGGTGTGGTGAACCCGTCTGGGTGTATCTTATAGTTGACACCCTCACCCGCTCCGGTTGCTCGGATGCGGTACTGAAGCTGAATCCTCTGCGTAGACTCGGTATCAATGAAGGGGTCGGCCAGATCGTCCTCAAGCCATGTCACTTCTGGGGACTGCACGTTGCCGTGCCGCCAGATCTTGTTTTGAGCGGGCTTGTTGGGGCGGTCTTCGCCGCCAGTGAACAGCCCACCCGGGATGACGATCTCTGTGGCCTCCGTGGATACGACTTCGATAGAGATCGTGTTGCCCGAAGCACCTTGAAGATTCGCCTTCAAGGTGATCACTTCCGTACCGTTCGTGTAGGCGGTAACCCCAATGACCGCATTGTTGATGGCATGGGCCAGATAATCTGCTGTGGAGCATCCGTTGGCTCCGATCTCCCAGTTCGTGGAATCGGGGATCGAGGGGTAGCCTGTACCTTCGGCGGCCACGACAAAGTGAGTCTGGAGGCCGCTACCTCCGGCACTGACGGGAACCGTAATGGCTACCTCATCTACACCCACCTCCAGAAGAGGGGGCGTGCCACACTCATGGATCGTAACCGTCGCCCAAGCTCTGGGGCTTGGGGCAACAAGAGTCTTCCACACTTCCAAGAAGACGAAATCGGTCCTCTTGATCGTGGCGTTCGTGCCGTCATAGGTGGTCGGGGCAGGCAACGTGATGGTGTTTCCACCACCCACTGAAGTATCGGTGTACTCCACGACAACCGGATTACCGGCAACGAGGGCGACCATTTTCTTCATGCTAAAGGTGTTCGGAGCGAAACCTTCGTCACAGGAGTGCTGGAAAGTGAAATCCAAATAGCCGTCTCGGAAAGTCTGACCCTTCAGCCAACCGGACTGGGCTTCTCGGCGGGCGAGAAGCTGCCGAGTGTACTCGGAGATGTCCTGGCTCAAGTTCAGTTCTGCGTCGAGAACGGGCTTCCCCGACTGATAGACGACTTGATTGAGCGACCGCTCCCCGAGCTTCAGATGACGGGAAACCTGATTAGGTTGTCCCGGGACTGCGCCCGCGAGGTCGTCGTAATGCTTATCGTGGTCCTTGATAGCCATTCCTCGACCTCATCAAAAGGTTAGACGCCAAGTGATCGTCAGAATGGCTGTGCTCGGTTTGGTGACTACACTGAAGGTCAAGTAGTTCAAGAGCACATCATATTCTGTAACATCCAACGTAGCGTCATACGTGGGATAAGCGTTCGGATTGGGGTTCAACACGGTCGGGTTAGCTGAAACAGTGGACACAAGGCCCATTTCGTTCAGAGGCCCTACCGCTTCTGCCTCTCCGAATGTCGTCGTAAAATCCACAACATTGGTGGGATAAGACACTGCCACACCATCTGGATTGCGGAAGGTCGTGGAAGCAAAGGACTTCCGTGAAATCTCGTTGTTGAGTCGCCGTTGCTCTGCGCTTGGGGCATCAGGAGAGAGAAGGTTACCCGTGGCTCCCGTACCCACCGACAGCATGTTGCATCCGTGGTTGGGTTCCACACTATTACGGAACAAACGAGCCGCTTGAACACCCGCATCTCGGGTGATCACATTGTCTCGTTCCCAATGGGTTAGCACCCCACCCGTGCGAGCATCTTCCATGTGGAAAATGAACCTACCGTGCGGGGCGTCCAGATAATCTGCGAGCTTTAGTCCCAGACCAACCTTGAAGGCTGACCGGGTTCTCCGCAATCGTTCTCTATACTGGGCCATTCATCTACTCCATATCGATCTCTACTTCTGGGTGTCGATAGACCGACTACCGCAGCAGACAAGATCAATAGTCAATCGATCCAGATCCCCCACCAACCCCACCTTCGGTCTCGCCGCCGTAGGGATCGCCGCCGTATCCACCATAAGTTGGAGTGGCGTCTGGAGATTGAAGGACAAAAGTGTGTGCGGAACCGTCAGGCAACATCGCCCCCCCTTGCAAGACCATACCGTTGCCCAACGCCGGAATGCCGTCCGGTTGCAAAGGATTCCCCCCATATAGCAAAGATCCGGTACGGAACACCTCCCCATATTCTTCCGAGCCAACCTCAATCTGCTGCTCCAAAAGCTCTCCACGCCTTCCAGGGATGGGCGTAGGCACCAATGAAGACAACCCGCCCCACGGTCCCAGCCGAGAATGAGCGGCGGCTTGCTCCATCGTCGCCAAGCAAGCACCGTGATTGTGGATACCCAAAAACCCGTCTGGAGCGTCAGGAATCCCGTCTGGGAACCGAGTAACGAGGGCATGTCCCGTAGGGGCTACATTGTCTGATTGGGAGCCGAGGAAGAGTATCTGCTCATGCAGATGCCGGTGATAGTTGTCTGGGCTCTCCAGGTCCGTAGCGTCCAAGATAACTTGATCCAACGTAATGTTCCAAGTCGTCTTCTGGTCTATGCCCCCATGAGCCACAGGCCATGTCATTGTTGTGCCTTGGCGAACAGACTCGCCGCCCGCCAAGTTCCCACCGAGAGTCTGGTTCCCACCGCTTGCGAATAGGATCGTCCCGGGCATCCCTCCGTACTGCTCATAGTCGGGCTTGGGGATACCGGAATGTTGCTGTTGGAACAGGGAGCCTTCCAGAGCGATCTCTCGGAAGCCGTGGGCTGGAGACCTATCATCACAAAGGGTGGTCAGGAGTCCAATATCTCCGTCGTTGGAGATCTCAAAGAACTTCATCGAGTCATAGAGGGACTCTGGATCGTCAGCGAACGTGACCGCCTTGAAGGGGTCGTTCAACACGAAGTCTTGGTCACTGTTCAAGACATCATAGAAGTAGCTGATTTGAGCCCCGGTCGTGATGCCTCTAATGGCGTCCGCCGTCTGGTTACGGGCGAAGGCCGGGGTGCCTTCGTTCAAGAGAGTGATGCTGTCGTGGAGGGGCTGGCTCTTGAGATAGGTCTCGGTTGTCGGAACGTCATGGTCCGACGTGAAGATAATAGTGGCCGTAACGTGTTCATCGGAGAAGGTTGTGGCCGTCAATGTGATCAACTGACTGGAAATATCGAAGTCCCAGTTGTCTGAAGGGATGATGGTATCCCCCTCCAACACCTTGAAGATCCGTGAAGCGTAGATGTGAGCAGCCTTCAACGAAACCCGTGAAGAATCGAGCGTCTCCAAGACGACTTTCTCGGGATAAATGTCCTCTGTCGTCTCCCCAGACGTGATGATGTTGGATTGATTGAGGATCATGTGCTCGGGGGAACGCAGATCATCAGTCGGATGGTTGTAGATGCGGTAACGCAGCGACTCCCATCGTTGCTGGCTAACAGACCGGGGATCGAGTGCGCCAAACGTGACTACACCGAAGGTTTCCTCATAGCCGATATCCGGCAGGTTCCTGTATTCGACATTGATCCAACCGGCACTGGGAGACGTGATGTCCGTTGCCCACTCCCCATCAAAGTACGGAGGCGGTGGTAGATCTGTGCGAAGGATTGTCACGCCCCATTCGGGGTCTCTATGGATACGAATGTCCAACGAGTTGCGCCAATCCATTTCCTCGATAACCGGCCCGGTAGGGGAAGAGTTAGGGGCCGTGGAAGAATCGATACGGGGCAGTTCCCAGTTGTTGATGTTGTCTGGATCACGACCTCTCCAGACTCCCAAGGTGCGCTTGGCATCTGGGGGAGGCTGAACATGGACAGACACCGAATCCCAATGAACTTCCGCAGTGCCGCCGTGATGCCCAAAGATGAGCTTGGTGTTGCTCGCTACCGAAGGGAGCGCCGTGAACTCCAGGGGAACACTAATGGCATCATCCAAGACGAGGACCACCGTGTCTCCCACAGCATCGATTAGAACTCGATAGGTATGGAACTCCCCATCTGTCCAATCGAACAGAAACTCCCCAATAGGGGCTCCAGAGGTCTGATTGATTGTGACTGCCGGTTCCTCTCCGACGTATCGAAGAGTCACAAGTACCGCTCTGGGGGATAACACCCCGCCAGCCCACACTTGGAAGGTGATGCCGGTCCTTCCCTCGTCGTCTACCTCAAAGGACTTCACGGCGAACCGGGCTTCTGCTATCCGGCTGCCAGTGTCCTCAAAAGACATAGAGGAAAGATCAAGAGAGGTCTCCCAACCAACCAGTTGACCCCCGACTTCCCCACTATGGGTAGTCACAAGGGTCTGGCCTTCAATCTTGTGCCCGAGAGCCCCTAACTTTTCCCAGGCCCCGTTGGGGTCGTCCTGGGGAAGATACAGACAGGACAACGAAGACGAGGGCATGGAAACCAACCGCCTCAACCTCAACCCTTCAGCTTCCATGTAACAAAGGGCACTCAAGAGAACCCTTTTGCGGGTGTCTCGGACCTCTACTTGGGCGTCTCCCGCACCAAGGATGCCGCTATCGACACGGAACTTGGCATCGACATCGATCTGGGCGTCAGGAGCCAAATAAGGCTCCAACCGGGTGTACCTGTATGCCAGATCAGCAGAGGACGAGGCAGACGTGCTCTTGAGCAACAGTGCATCTGCGGTCGCATCGATCTCCGAATACCCGAAGATCTGTTCCCGAAACCACTCAACGTCGTTTGGGTTGTCCTGGGGTAGAGCGTTCATCTCTGTGAACACCGAAAGCCCCTGCGAATGAACGATCTCGTAGTCGGGGCTGACGGAATACCTGAAGAAAGACCACACGGAAGAGTTGGTTGCCTGACGATCTACGGAGCCCCAGAAGACCTGCCCTTCCTTCTGGGTGTTCAAGAGCAAGGGGACCAAGGCGGGCTCTGTGAAGGAAGGGGGGTCCGTCAGATCAAGGAACATCCCCGAAAGTTCCCCAGACACGTATAGCTTGGCCTTCTTCTCTATTGGATCGACCGTCAGAACGTAGGAGAGCGTCTCTGAATGTTTAGATTCCAAGACAACCGTGAAGTAAGTGTTGTCCCAGAGGCCAGCTTCAGCAGGAAACTCTCCTTCAACAGTGATCGTAGAGGTGCCGTCTGTCTGGTGGACCAGAGCCTCAATCAGATAGGTGCCTTCCTGGGAGCCATCGAAGATCTGAAACCTCGCCCCCTCTTCCAGATCATGGGGGAGGTCCGACGTGATGGCCTTGGCTGTTGTCTGGTTGAGGATCTCAATGGGGACTTGAGGACCGATAATCCAAGACTCTATGAGATGGGGGTTCGCCCCGTCTTGGAGCAGTCCGATATGTTGAACCGGGTCGTCATCTTCGTTGTGGGACGGCACCTCAAGCGCACCAACCAAGTACAGGTTGCGGTTGTTGTGGGTTCCAAAGCACATCCCGGTAAAGACCCCGTGAGGCTCTGACCCCACGGTCTTGAACCGGGCCACCAGTCGTACCGTCGTGGGATGCGTCAACTCGACGAGGCGGTGATAGAAAGCCACTCCAGGCTCTCCGTTACCCTCATCTGTCAGTGTATAGGTGCCTTGACCCGCATCGACACCGCCGTCGTCTTGCCCAAAGAGGTTCCAAGAGCCCAACGGCTCGGAAAACGGCGTATGCGAAGCGCCCGTATACATCGTGCCGTTCGCCATGACGTGCCTCGGGCCGTCATAGAGAGTCCCGTCCTCCAAGTAGTACACATCAGTCGGCTTGTTCAGCCCCTCGTAGTAGGCCGTAATCGGAACCGGAGTGTCCTCGAACTTGTTTACCGCAACCGAGTTTGGGTTCTGGTTCAACAGCAACGTGACAGGGCTGTTCAAGCTGGCTGTGTACGCCCGCTCGAACCCCAGATACCGATGCCCGATATGAAGGGGTGTCCTACGGTCAAGAGGACCGAGAGTTGTCCCCATCGGAAACCGTGCTGTGTCGGGAGCGCCCTTCGGGTGTGTCTCGTCTTGGATCTGTTCCCCGTGTGCCGGGGGATCATGGTGGGCGCTGGAAAGATCCCACTTGTTGAGGGTCAGACCTTCCCAGTTTAGGCCACGCATCTCCATCACAGGTGTAGCGAACCACTTGTAGTCAACAGAGATAGCCATGTCCCCAACAGGCATCTTCGGGATTGGAATGACCGTTGAGATTCTTCCTGTGTATGGGTTGACCCCCGCTATCTCGACGGGGGTGTCGTTTACCCTGACCTCAACATCCTGCTTGGTAGCGGGGGTAGCGTCCCCCCACCCTTTGACCAACGGACCTCTCTGGGTCAGCAGATGATCCTTGGTGAGTAAGTCGGACCCCGTGAAGAGCGCCTCGACATCGTGCATAAAGTTCCACAATGAGGAATACAGCGTCCCGGTCGCCCCGAACCCCACCGAATGAAGACGAAAGTTAGAAACTTTGTAAGTTGCTGAAAGATCCAAGGAGACGCCAGCGAAATCCGCAGGCTCTTCAATGAAGGCCGTACCGATAGCTCCGATGGGAGTCCCATCGAACAAGAAAGCGTAGATACCAGCCTTCTGATTGCGGATTACAGTGATTGTGTGGACGCCTTCAGACCACACTGCTGGAAGGTCTGCATACTCCCCAATGGACAAAACATCTTGTCCCGAAAGTTTGGACAAAGAAATGGAAAGTTTGGTCTCTCCGTCTGCAATCACCAACTGGGCAAGCGTGTCGTTCTCGCCCATGATGGGCATTACAGCGGCGTTGCCAGCATCGAACGTGATGTCCGTGCGGTACGTGGACGTGATCGGAATGATCCGACCCGAGAGGTCGAGGAACTGCCAGCCGTAGGTATCGCCGACCTCTTTAGTCATCGAGAGGACAGTCGAAGCGTAGGATGATCCAGTGCCTACTTCAGATCCCGAAAAGTCTGAAGATTCATTCGGGAGGTAGCTCCCGTCGTAGCTGATCGCCGAGGCCGGTGAAAGAGTGCTGCCGTACTCGATGCTCGTCATCCCCTTCACCGAGAGCAGAACCTTGTCCGACTCGTAGTTGTGAGGGTGCTCTGCAAGGAGGACGGTCAGATCAACCGGGTATGGATCGACCGGAGCGAACGCATAAGAGGGTAAGAACTTGGTTCCAGGGGAGAACTCTTCTGCCTTCAGCATGTCGCTGCTGAAGTTGAGAAGCAGTCTGTCACCAGCAACCGGAGTCACGGTGTATGTAGGAGCATCTCCCCGAGCGAAGAACACTGCTTCGTTCGACTGGATCACGTCGAGGTTAGCGCCCTCTCCGATGTCCGTGGGAATGACTACCTCGTTCCCCGCAATATCCGTGATCCCAACGACTACCTTGACCTTGTAGGTGCCGCCAAGGGTCGTACCGAGATGTGTGAGGATGATGGAAGTCACGCCGTCTGACGTGATTCGTTCTTCGTCTGCATCTTCAGCGTAGGCGGTCCAAGGAACTGCAACGAAGTCAGCCGACCCGTAGCCGGGGACGCCGAAAGCACCACCCCCAGAGTCAGAACCGGGCGGAGGGTCGAAAGTACCTCCGTATCCTCCGCTCGGTCCCACGGAACCAACGGGGGGTAGGGAAGCTGGTTCCGTATACTCGGGGATTGGGATGTCAGCACCAGCATCTACGGAACTGACATTCCCAACAGAGACGGACAAGATGGCTGTCTCCGCCCCAACTAAAGCGATTAGATCATAGGACGCCGGATCGGACAGGGCCGGATTCCGTGGGTCCATTGGTTCCGTGAAGAAGACCTCGACCTGTGTTCCACTGATCGAAATAGCAGACGATACTCTTGGGTCTCCCAACTCCTTTGAGCCGAAGCCCATGAAGCCGTAAGGATCTCCACCGTACCCGCCGCTGATAGCGAAAGGGGTCGCTGGAAAAACGCCACCGCCATACGGAGCGAACCCTACACCCTCTCTACCGTAGCCCCCGCCGTAGACCTTGGGGACACCGCCAAGGGTGCCGTCTCCATAGTCCTTGAGACCATAGCTCGAACCCCCATAGCCAGCCCCTTCAGGATGAGCGGGTGGGACCACCACGTCATCCGTAGAGAATGGCCCAAAGGGCGATAGTTCAAGACAATCATTTGGGTCCGTCATTCCAGCCCCGTAAGCTCAATCAGATGATGAACCACTTGGCTGGGCCAGCACCACCATTGTTATCTACACAAATCACCAGCAAGGACTGGTTATCCTCCGTCATCTCCACGGCATCCGTAGAGGTATCGATCTGGCCGCCCCCACCAGCAGTGGACACCGTTATCTTGACTGGAACCTCGGGAGTTACTGGTGGATCATCACCATCGTCATTCCACGTCAAGCTCGGAGCACCACCAGCGGTCTCGTCTTTGATGTGAATCCTTCGACCGATCAAAGCTCCAGTAGCCTCTGTATTCGGCAACTCCACGTTGATGTCAGTGTTGTTAGCAGGATCAGCCTGGGCTGCATTGACTCCGACGTAGACTGCATTGATATACTCGGCTGCCGTCAGGGTAATGTCCGCTTGAATGTCCGTGTGGACACTCAAGACCGCACCACCTGTCAGGCTCTCCCAACCGGCACCCGTGCGCCCCTGGAAGTCATTACCGTCGTAGCGGAGTGTACCCACTGCGGCGTCTGCATCTGCCGAAGCACCGATCTTGACGGCACCAGCGACTTCCAGCTTCTCGACCAGAGCGGCATCTGTACCAACGCCAATACAACCGTCAGCCGCATGTTGGAAGTGGAGCATCGACGTGCCGCCACCTTGACGGTCATAAATGTCCAAGTCTCCATCGGCCTTGGTAGTGATGCTCCACTTGTTCGAGCCGCCATGTCGCCAGTAGATGCCAGCTTGGTCGTCGTGCAGCCCGAGGGCGTCCATGATGAACAGGGAATGTGAATCCCCCGCATCGGAGAACAGCATTAGATCACCGTCTTTACTTTCACCGCCGCCTCCGATCTGAAGGTTCTCCGTGGGAGCGGTTGTACCGATGCCTACATTTCCACCAGGGATAACGACGAAGGGCGAACCTTCACCCTCTTCGTTGATTGCGAAGTAGTCATCTGCATGATGAGCGATGAGGTTCCAGTGAGAGGTGGCACGCTTGAGGGAGATCACGGGGTCGCTGGCTGCATCCTCGATACTCAAGTGAGCTACGGGCGCAACTCCAATACCAATCTTCCCAGCCTCAACGTGGACATTCCCATTCGGGATGATGATGTCGCCGTTGGTCGTGACAAGATCGATGTTGCCCGGGTCGTGAAAGTTCTTCAGTGAGACGTGGGTGTTAGCCGGGTTGAGAAAACCCCAAGCAGCCTGGAGAACTGGATCATTCCCAGCCCCATTCTCCTTGTCGAGCAACTGCACCTGTGGGTCTGCGTTGGTCCCGAGTACACCGTTGTCGATGACACGAATCATCGAAGCGGAGTCCATGTCGAACGAGAGGCCCGTCACAGAGTCCCAAGTCAGTGCTGCATCGCCCTCAAGCGTTGCATCGGCCCCCCAAAGGGCTACCTCGCCGGGATTCCCGCTACCTGTGACGACTGGCATCGGAGCGGCGTTTGACTCTCGGCGGTAGTAGAGACCGTTGTCGATCAGACCACCTGCCCCGTTACTGACGAAGATGGCCCCTTGGCCTGCAATCGTAGTTACACCGCCTACCGTGCCGTCTCCGTCAGCAGCCGTATGATCGGCTTCAGCGAAGATCACACAGGTAGGATCAATAGCACCGGGGACCGTGAGCTTCCCGGTGTCTGCGTCGTAGGTCATTGAACCTACGAGACCACCTGCCCCGATCTCGATCTTGTTGTGCTCGGGAGCATGAATGTTGACGAACGAGTCGTAAGAACCCGCCGAATACACCGCATGGGGAGCAGCCCCGCTACCCGAAGAGACTCGGAGGTTACCCACGGTCTGGCAGACCGCATTGGCAGCCCCGCCGTCCGTGGGCTCATCGAAGACATACAGGATCTCTGCAAGTGGCCCTCGATCCGTGGAAGTCAGAACGAGCTTTCCTGCGCCGTCATCGCTGGCGACCAGGAGCCCTCCGCCTTCATCTGGATCATTGAACGCAGCGATAACTGCCGCGATGTCCATGCCTACCGTGATGCTGGCCTTTACATGGCCCATCGCAGTGGCGATGACGATCTTGCCCGCCGCATCTGTTATGCTACCCCCGGCCCCGAAAGCGCCGGGTGCCCCTTGGGCAGTCAACGTGGCGAAGCTGGCTCCACTCAAATCAACGAGTCGGACCCAACCGTATTGTTCTTCACCCGTGAGGACCGCATCAGCCGTGGCATAGCCAGGGGCCAAGAAGATCGTTCCCGGGGAGCAGTCGTTCCCGACAGAAGCCAGATCGTTCAGATAGCTACCTGCTTGGAGGTAGACACCGCCCGCATGGGGGCCAATCGTCGCCTTGTCGAGTGAGTCACCTGCCCGAAGGATGAGCCAGCCGATTGATCCATTGGATGCGTTGCTGGTGCTCTGCGTCTGAAGGCGCATGTTGTAGTTATGGGCAACAGACGTTGAACGAGCTTGAACAATCGCTGCTGGCAAAGACCGATGGTTGGTGATCGTTTCCCCACACGCAACGATGTCGGACGGCCAGATAGTGTCGCCCATCAAGATGTGCGGGCCAGCCAGGAAGGGGTTTGGCTCAAGGATGATCTCGGGGGTATCGATACCCCCGACCTCAACACTGCCTTCGACCTGCAAGTGGCCGTTCTTGTTGCCTGCACCCGCACCGACCGTAACCCCCGGAAGATCCGGGGCAGCCGCTTGGATGATCTGAACGGGGCCTGCATCAGCGACGATACGCCGACCGTGGCCTGAACCCTTGAGAGGCGGATCGACACTGGTGAAAGCGTCATACGCCCCGTCGAGGCCCATGAATACATTGGACCCGTCCGTTGAAGAGGACAGGGGAGTCGCCAGGACCGTGAGGTCGTCTACGGCATCCTGTACGCTCTCGGCACCCAACTGGTGGGGAGCAGGTACAGCTACCGTCCCATTATTGAAGGGGTCTGCATAGACCGAAAGGTGCTTGACGGACTTGCCTTGGGTCTCGGATACCACCTCGGGAGCGGCTGCGGGGAACGTGAATCCCCCATAGGTGGACGATTCGAGGTAGATCTTTGAGGTTCCGGTGACATTGGTCGTGTTGAACTGAATGTCGGCGGCACCAAGATCACTGTGGTTCAGATACAGACGGAGATCGCCTGCTTTACCGCCCCCTCCCACGACAAGTCTCTTGTCGGGGTCGTTGCCCTGAACTTTCGAGTGGACGATGTGCAGGGCATCTGCTGAAGAACTGATTGTAGTCCCGTCAGCGTGTGAGGACAGAATCTTACTCCGAACGAGATTGGCCGTGTAATCTTCGTAGATCCCGTTGCCAAAGTCCCCGTTCAACCGGATTCCAGAAGGCCCTTGAACGTAACAATCCTTCAAAGACAGGCTGCCATTATCGCTGCCCGCCATGATGGCGCACATCGCCTCGTTGGAGATCCCGTTGGTAACAGAACAGTTGTCTAAATCCGCTGATGCCATGTGGGCGATATCAGTGGTCACTACCCGTAAGGCACTTGGACCCGTACCAACCGTTTGTCGGATCGAACAGCCCTCCATCTGCATCATCCCACGACGAACATCCACCACAGGTTTGGTAGATTCAGGGCGCAGGTTCTCGAAGACGATGTTCTTACAGATGACCAGATCTGTATCGCTATCCCCCGAATAGATGTGGCTGGTGCTTGTTGCAGCGGTCTGGACCACCACCCCACGGACATACTTCTCTGGAGCATGAAGACCGATGAGATGGACGTTTTCCTCGAACACCACGTCCTCGATGTAGAGGCCGGGGTAGATCAAGACGTAGTAAGGATGCTCGGGTGTTAGGGCCGCTTCATCACGCTCTGCACAACAATGGGCATAAGCGATAGCTGCATTGATTGACGAGAAGTCAGCGAACCCCTCGGCACCAGTCGTGATGCCCGAAACCTCCAGAGCGGCTGGGTCTGAACCGGGCAGATGGACCGTGTTTTGTTCGTCGTTGATCCCTTGCCCAGCTTCCCACGTATGGCGTCCTCGGTTCGCATCGACGTACAGCACTCGGCCAGAAGTGCTGACACGTCGAACGTAAGCAAGGAGTTTCTGGAGGTTCTGGTTCTGCTGGTTTGCCCACCCCTCAGTCGTCAGATCATAGGGAATGACCCCTACGGCATCCCGTCGCTCGCCCGCAGCAACAAGACGTACATCCCCGAAGAGGGTCTGGTAACGAATCCGAACAAAGCGTGTCTGCTCGGAAGGAAGTCCCGCATCAACCACCAACCGGACCAAATAGGCCCCTTCATGGTCAACCGTGAACTGACAGACAGTCCCGCTTACGCCAGGGGGTGTCTCCAGCCCCGCTGCTGATTCCGACCCGTTGGGGGAATCTGGCGTGAATACAAGGCTCCACGAAAACGTGGTGTGCGGACCAGGGTCTTTCGCCTCGCAGTGGATTACGTCGCCCTTTCGGGCAACTTCGGCACTTACGTCCGTGTATGTTGCGACGAGCATCAGCCCGTCACGTTCAATCGTTGTTAGAATACTGGCCGACATGGGTGAACCTCTCCATCAAGTGCGATCCTCAATCAAGGGGAGCTATTGAAGGGATATGGAAGCCCGCCCTGAAATCAGAGGTAAAAAAGCTCTGTGGCATCCTCTCCCTCCACAACTTGGGGAACTCTCGTTCCCAGTCTATCTACGGACACTGTATAGGCTTGTTCTTCAAGAGAGACCGGCATCCGTGTATCCAGGCGAAGGGTGGTCGGCTCTACTCGGACTGAAGTAGCGGGGCCGACTGCAAACCCTACGGGGCCGCCGCCCGATCCAAGCAAGTAAGCAAGGCGATAGCTGCCCGTGTTGGGGCCTTCTAAAATGGTCAGGATCTCCCCCTCTTGGGCGAGAGTGAAGTTTTGGTCTGGGTCCGTAATCCGATCCCCATCGACCGTGAGAGATCCCCCCAACCCGCTGGACGTGGTGTAAGGGCGTAGGGTGCTGTCTTGGCCCACGGTGAAGACCAAGACATCCTGTACCCGGTAAGGCCCCAGATTCGGTCCTGCCGTGATGTTCAACTCGGCACCGGGCTTGATCCACCGAAAGCTCTTGGTTGGGTCTCTGAACAACCGCCTGTCCACCAAGGTCTCCCCAATCCCTGCGACTCGGGTTGCCCCTGCACAGAACTTGCGTAAATCCTCATAATGGAACTGTTCCTGGGTGAAGCTCATGCTGTCATCGAACAGCGTCCCAAAGGCTTCTCGAAACAGGTAGCGGTACTGGTAGGCTGTATGGGCGGGCTTGAGTGCCCGAAGGACCATCTCTGCGTTGTACTGAAGACGTGTGGGGTCTTCGGGGAACTCGGACACCAGATCGTGTGAGTGGCCGTCATCAAGGGAGGCTTGTACTACGAACCGAAGGATCTCATGGGTGTGGTTCCCATCTTGCCCGATGGTTTCCGTGGTCTTTCCAGTGCCCCGGCTGTCCAACAGCATGGTGTGAGAATGGCCGTCTTCTTCCGTGGTGTACTGGATCTTGTCCAAGCTAACCTCAAACTCGAACTGCTCATCCAACCCGTAAGCAGCACCCGTCGTCCTCTTTGTTTCCAGGGACTTCTCGATTAGGGTCAGGTTAGCGTCTGTCAGTAATGTAATACCAGCTTCAATAGTTGCTGGACGTGCCCCCTTGAGGAAAAGCACCACCATGCTCCGCAAGAAATGGCGGTATTCATGGTCGATGGGAATGTCTGGTGTACCCTCAAGACCGTGAGCAGGGAAAACCAGAGTCCCAAGGATCTGCCAAAGGAACTCGGGTCGGGTGAAGTCATAGTCCGAATCAGCAAAGGCTTCCTGGGCTTCAATCTGGATCTTCGCAATCTGTTCGGCTGCGGACTGAAACTGAAGTGTGTAAAACGGCCCACGAACCTGACTTACATAGTTGCTGGGAAGAACAGCGGTGAAGAATCCCATGATGTTTTCGGTCTGCTTCTTGATAACATCATGGTACTGCTGTCCAACAGGTCGGATAGAGCTTGGGTTGAGGGGGACTGAACCCGGGACAATCTTCTTGGACCCTTCAACATAAGAGTTTTTGGGAAGATCTGGACCCCCCTTTAGCTGACTGCCTCTCCTGGGAAGGCCAGAAGTCTTCTTGGTGGAGTCTCCACCATCTCCACCGTCCCCGTAAGCCATCAGTAGGTTCCCGTGGACGTGGTGCGACTATATGTACTCCGAGAAGTAACTCTCGGAGTGTCCTCATCGAAGATGAAGTCGAAGTTCCCGGCTGTCAGATACTCAATCGCTTCTGGCTCAATGTTCCCGACACCCAGATCTTCACCCACATAGTAAGTCACCTCATAGTTGTGGTTCGTAGGGGAATCTGAAGCAGCTACCGTGACCAAAACCCGATTTTGGGTCATGGACATTGACTGTTCGTAACGCTCGTTTTGATCCATCTTTGGATAGGTTGCTGCCACAGTGTCATCATCGTTGTAGCCAGGAATCATAACGCCACCGTTCCCGATGATGAAGCACTTGCCAACCTTCTTCTGAAGAGGCTGTCCTGCTTCATTCGGGATGATGGTTTCCAACACCAAATCCAAGCCATCCTGTTGAATGGCTCGATATTCATTTCCCTCACCGCCCCCATTCAGAGTGGCCGAAGAAAGAGGCCCTGTAACCAAGTACGTGTGGACCAAATCAGAAGACCAACTCTTGATGAACAAAGTATCTTCCGATTCAGAGGTGTCTAACCTCTCCCGAATCACCAATGAACCCTCTTGTCGGGCCAGTCGGGTCAACGGCACCACGACATAAGAAACGCCAGAGGTCGAATCAAGCTGCTCCAATACATCTGAATGACGTAGGGCAACCCCGAGTTGAAGGCTGTTGAAAAGATTGACCAGCTTGTTGCGGATCTCATTCTCAACTGTCTCAACATTTGCTCCCGAGGCCAGCACAATCGTGGCAGAAATATCAACAGCCGTCTTCGTGGCCTCCTTGACTACAATATCTGCGGTCAAGTGGCGGTCTGCTTCCAGGGAGTTTTGGGTCGTCCCAATCAAGGAGTTCGTCATGTATTGGATCGTAAAGTTCTCATCATGGGAGTAATCAATGAAGACCTCCTGCCCAGAAATGATCTCGGTGTCTTCAGTCCTCTGAATACCAAAAGTTGTCTGGGAATCTTCGGGAGAAATGATCCGGTAATCGGGGTTATTTTCCTCGGGTCCATTGAAGACTGTGCCTTCGCTATCCTTGATCACAATGGTCAGCTTGTTGGCCCCGAGCATGAAGAGATACTCAATGTTGGCCCCAAGGATAAGGTGCTCTTCACCGTCAACTTGAAGAACCGTTCCAATGCTGGTGGCACTATCCACTTGAACATAGTTTGCTGCCGTAGAGGATCTTCCCATGACCAGGGGATCATCAAGTCGATAGAGAACATAGTCCTGGGACGATAAAATCGTTCCATCAGAACCTTCCATCAAAACAACCGAGCTAACGGGCTGTCGGGTGGGGGTAAACTGAAGACTGGTCCGATAGCGGTAATCTCCCGTGATGACATCAGTCACATCAATGTCTGCGGGGTCATTGAACTCGCTGGAAATCTGAATCGTGTCGTAAGAAAGAATCTCCAGACCATCAAGCACGAATCGGCCTCCGGTCGAGGCGTTCAGAATACCCAGCGGGGGTGTCCTATCTGGGAAGTTCAACATCTCAATGATGGGGTTGTCCTCGGAAAGTGTTTCATCTTGGGACTGAAAGATAAGATCTTGAGGGTCTCCCACAGGCTCAAACACTACGTCATAGGCTGTCTCGAACGAAAAGGCGAAAGTGTCCGTGACTGTGGAAAGTTGTAAACCTCGAACATAGATATCAACCTTCCCACCCCGGTTCTGTCCCAAGGTGTAGTCGTAGTCACGCTTCATCAAAGAATCGCCTGCCACCACAACTTTCGACTCAATCACCCCTGCCATCGAAGCCACAGTTTGTTCGTACCCCCGAAGCGTACCGCTATCGACACTGGCAATCGCCCCCATAGCTCTAATGGCTAAAGCCGTGTTGCCTTCTCTATCAAGGCCCCCAAAGGTAGCGGACTCGTTCATTACTGAAACACTTGATAGCCCAGAAGAACTGAAAGAAGACATCTGTCCTGCTGACAGATTTCCAGAGGCTCCGACCCCAGCGTCTCGAACGTAAGCTCGAACTCGGTACGTGCCTGTCCCAGAATCATAGTATTGCGCTGACAAGGTGGCTGGAATCCGTGCCGCAGAGGTTGTCTTGAACTCCCTACCCCCACCTGTAACAACTGTCCCAAGCGGTATTGTGATGGTCTGTGTCGGTCGAGTAGGGGTATAGAAAGTTACCTCTCCCCGTGCCCTGGTCCCCAACCTCCGTGAAATCCCAAGGTTGTGGGCGAGCTTGCTGAAACACATATCAATGAGAGCTTGCACATCAAGGGTGTTGCTCAAATAGAAGGCTTGCCCGATTGCCTGCTTGTAAGGGGAGAGTTTCGTGTCAACAGACACCCCACTCCCTGTCGGATCATCAATGACAAGCAGTGTTGAAAAAGATTGTGCTGCGTGTAGAAACTCCAGGATGAACCGGAGTCTCTGTGATTCTGACGACATTGGATCAATGAACACGTCTCGCAGCACGGACCCCGGTTGAACCGCTACATGAGGATTACTGCGATGAATCGATTGGGTCAGTTCATTGAGAATCCGACGCCGAGACGTAGCGGGGAATGTACCTATCTGCGGGGTCACTACAAGAGGCTTGCCCGTCACCTCAACAGAAAAAGGAGACGAATACTCCCTCAAAGTGGTTGAGTCGTAGTACACCGCCGCAGCAACGTAATAGAGATCGTCTGTTACTGGGGTTCCCGCCAGAATCGAGTTTGGAATCGTGGAGCGACCTGGGGTTGTGTAAACGGCATCCCTTTGATGCTCAAAGGCATAGTAGGTTTTCTTCGCTACTGACTCTAACAAGAGAGTTGTACGAAGATGCCGGGATGTCTCTGAAACAGCTATACGTTCATTGATGTCCATCTGAAGGGCGTTCCCTGACCGACCCTCTTGCTCTCCAGTCACTCGGAAATATAGGGGATCTGCCAGCGGCTTCCCGTTTTCATCGAGGACAATCGCCGTATCTGCCTGCAACTCACCCAAAGGAGTAACGACTTCCTCTGTCGTATACAGGTCCGTGATCAAGGTCGGGTTCAACTTGATGTAGCCCGTTGTCCCACCAGGGTCGGGGCTTGCGTAGACGTTGAACCCTTGAAAAGAATCACCCTGCGTGTACTCTATGACGAAGCGGACAAACCCATTTTCTCGATCCATCCTCAACCCAGTTGGGGCAGCATAAAGAAGAAGAGCATCGTCTTGAGATAACGTGGCTTGGATAGAGGATGTGGGTGTGATGCCCCCCGAAGTTCTTATTGCCCGTACTTCGATTAGGTTTTGCCCAGGCAGCAACCGCATCCCATTTGGATACTTGGTGGGGTTGGGGATAATGAAGCTATCCCCCTCGAAAGTGATAAGGTCTGGATCATCCAACATCGGACCACCAAACACAGAAATCTGCATATAGGCGGTGTCTGCGGGGCATGTCCCAATGAAGAAGCGGTACTCCACGTCTGTCGTGAACACGAAGTCAGATCGAGAGGCCCCATCGGGGCAAAGAAAGGTTACTTCAGACATTAGAAGGCTCCCCGTCTTGGGTTGAGGTCTGCGAGAGCTACCAACGTGCCCCCGGTATCTCCTACTTGTGCCAACGGAATACCGTCCCTAATCAACCGTGCCACCACCCCAGGAACCGTGTAAATCACTGAAATGCGGATTGGTGACCGAGAAGCATTACGGACAACAACGTCCACCATGAAAGTCGAGGGGTCGTCTTTGTGTGGGGACGTGTCTACGGACACGATCTCTGAAAGCCGCTCTTTACGGCTAACGTACTGATACCCTGACTGGGTTCCCTGCCACTGTTTCACTTTCTCAAGGCATCTCGTCACATCTTGAGATATCGAAGCGGCGATCCCTGTTGTGGCCTTCTTGCCGATTCTACTCCGAAGGAGCGTCCCATACCCCTTGAAATAGGGGTTAGAACCCTTATCTGTCAGCAAGGATTTCAACACCAACTGATTCAATAGGTTCTCATTCTCAACCAAGATCATCTGGCCTGCTTCCGTGAAGCGAGGATCGTTCTCGACCTCTCCACCCCGACATCGAAGACAACGGGTGCGACGGACGGGGTAGGTCACAGTAATCCTTGGATTAGACCGAATGGGGGAACGGAACCGAACGTACTTGGAGGTAATCATTCCAGGGGGCGTCCAAATGTCCCACCCAGGCCAGAGTTGTTTTCCCCGGTCTCCTGTCTGATGAGGAAAGAGGTTCTCGGCTGCGGACCCAGAAAGACGCAAGGAAGACCTTGGCCCAATGTTCGAGGTATCCCGAATCAAGAGTGCCCCGCCTTTATTCTCAAAGTGCAGGGTCGTCGTAAGTGGCCGAAGAAGAGCAACCAACTCATTAGTCGTTAGTGACCTGCCGGTGTCCTCGGTAGAGGTAAGAGCCAAAGTCACGGTCTCGGATGACCCGGTGACTACAAACTCCTGCTCGTTCTTTACGATGAAGTAAGGGCCAACTCTACTGATCAACTGAGCCTGGGAATATGACCCCTCGGAGGGGATCTCAAACACATCATTGACCAACACCCTAACCAGCTTGGTAGAAGCAACAGGTTGTCTCGTCTTCAACACCTGTCTGTCTAACACCTCTACCACCTCTTCCACGGTGATGTGGGGGCAAGAATATGTAAGTCTGACATCGATACTCATGGTGGTCCAAAGCTCCCACCATAAGGGGGTGTATAGAGCGGAAAACGGTTACATCATCAAGGTGAGCAAGGCTTCCTCGCCCTGCGGTAAATCTCCATAAGCCCACTGCGTATTGACCAATAGATCATCATATTGAGGGACGAACATGGTCTGACCGGATTTCTGTTGAACGAAGAAAATGTCATCGAGGTCCGAGACGATGGAGGCCAAGGTATGAACCTTCACGTAAATCCCCCGGTCCCCAAACATGGAATCAGAATCGTCCTCATCATCGACAAAGGAAAGGTCTTGCCCGTCAATCAGCTTGCTCGGCATAGCAGTGGCGTCAAACGCCGCAATCGTTCCTGCCCAGGCTTGACCAAGCTCGAAGTAATACTCGTCCCAAAGCTGTTCACGAAGATCCATGAGCTTGATGATCTTGTGTTCAAGTAGATGGAGCTTCTCCGCAATCTCTTGGTTCGCCCACCGCCTTGCCTTATGGATAGTGTGGGAAGTGCTCGTATGAACATCCAACCAAACCAACCGTGCTTGGCCCCCAATGCGCTCTGCACTATATTTCTTGAGATTGAGCTTCCCACCTGGGTATGAACTGTAATCACTTGCTTGAACCGGGGCACCGTCTGGTAAAGACCCTCGATCCATCGTGGTGTCTTCTGGGCCGTGGGCACTGACGGGGGCGGCTACACCACCATAGGGGTATACTTCCTCATATACATCCACATCATTGTGGTCCTTGGCAGATGAGATGTGTACGGTTCTATCAGGTAGCATGAACATTGAAATGTCCAATGGATTGCCGCCCATCATAACGTAAGCCTGAACCAACTTCTCCAAAGAAGATCCTGGGGACACCGCAAATGCTCGGCGGCTCTCTGTCCTAATGACACTTGCCCCAACACCCTTTTGACCGTAGACGACAGTGATCGTTCCAATACGGTTTCGTTCCACACCAATGGCTTGAATCCGACGTTCAACGTCAACGCCTTCTCGCAAGAGCCAATCTCGGATACCTCTCCAGTATCCGGTCCGAAGCCTCGACATTCCTCCAAAAGAGCCCATTAGGTAGCTGCCTCCCCACCCGTAGTCTCTGTGTCTTCCTCGAACAAGCTGGGGAAAAGTAAGCCAAGGAGCCAATCGGAGTAGGGGATAAGAGGGACAACCGCCAGCGCACAAGCCCCCCATGCCGTAGGGGCGTCCGTGGGCTTGTTTTCAGAGGACATGAAGTCCATTAGCAAGCCGTCCGTCCCGTCAGAGTAGTAGAAAGACACATATCCGGCAGGGATCTCAAAGAGGAAGATGGATTGGATGATGGCGTTGATCTTCCTAATGAGTGCCTGAACCTCATAGATCCGCTGCTGGATGTAGTTGATGTACTCCAGAATGGTGTCGATGATTGCTTGGATTGCTTTAGCGGCTGACTCAATCCAGTTGATGATCGCTTGAAAGAACTTCTCAAGGTCCAGCATGGGACCGATACGCCAATACATCCAAGCTGATTTTTTCCGTTGGGCTGCAACAGCGATATTCAAGACGAGACCTGCTTGCCTGAACAACTCCCCGTCTTGTCGAAGCAGAGTCCGACACGACACCCAAGACTTCTTGGAACCAGTGCCGGTCCCTCGAATCACTGGGAAGTTCGGCTGGGCATAAGAGATCATTTCTGGCTGTGCCGCCTGTGTCGTGCCAGGGCCACCCTCCGGCACCATCACCGCCAACTCTTCGGGGGAAACGACGGGCACCCCTTGGGGATTGGCCGCAATAGCCGACTGTAATCGAGCCAAGGCGTCCGTATCACAAGCATCTTCGTAGTGTTTTTTGAGTTTCGCAAGACCTTCACCGGAAAGGATCAGCGGTACATCCCCGGCAATCGACATCTCCTGGGACACCGAAAAATAGTCGATGCTGGTGGTGTCGGTGCGTATCTCCCCGTTGGGGCTGGTGCCTAACATAAGGGCGGCGAGTCCCTCGGGATCATTCTGATATTCGCATTGAAGGTTCCGAACCAACCCCCGTGTTCCTATGCCGCTCGTAACGGATTCAAGGATCGTCCTATTGCCTGCGGCATAACTGCCAGCGTCAGGCCAAAGATCGTCCCACTTCACAGTTCGCAAGTGTTCAGTCTCTTCGGCAAGCATCTCTTCTAATGCGTCCCCAAGATTTCCCATGCGACCATAGATCTTCTTTGCCATCATTTGGACTCGGCTGGAGATATCGTCCACAAACGCCGCATCCGTAGAGGTCTTGTCGTAGAAGGCGGTGGGGTCAGAACCCAACATCTCTTCAATCAACGGGCGAGCAAACTCCAATCCGGTTGCACGACCTGCTGTCGTCAGCCTCGCATCCATCGGCATAGAAAGGAATGTGGCCGTAGAAGCAGAAGTGCCCATGATGAACGTCTCGTCAATGGGGGCTCGGTCAGGATCAAGCTCGTCAATAGAGTTCATGTCAACACGGGCCAGAATCAAGATTGCCAATGCCGTCCTAATAGACATTAGTACGTCTGCTGTATTGTCTCCTGGGATACCAAGTTCACTTATGGAAGAGGGTCGGCCAGCACAAGAACCATCCAAGGATTCACCATTGATGGTTGGAAAGATCGGGGCAACAATGCCCCCTGCATCCACGTTTCGGGTGTCGAAGATATAACGATAGCGAAACTCCGAATCGAAGCCGCCGCCATCCGGTGGTCCCCCATCGTTTACGTTTGAATCAACCGCCCTCACTCGAACGTAGTAGGTCGGGGCAAAGCCGTCGTCCGTGAACTCAATCTTCCCTCCAGCCCCTTTGGAGATCTTTGCTTTATGCGGCAGATCCTTTTTCAGCATCGTTTGGGAAAACGACGAAGAGGGGGGTCCGTCGAGCAGGGCTGCTCCCGATGAAAGATAGAATGTCCTTTGGAAGTAGTACGTGTCACCGTCCTTGAGCATATCCAAAGGTACAGGTAGTTCAGACCCCCCAATCTTGGAGAAAAGTCTGTGACCCCCGTCTTTCATGTGGCCGTCACTGCCTGTGCCCTGCTTGTTGTACCCATAGGCATCATCGATAGCCAACTGATCAGCACCACCATAAAGGACCAGTTGAGTTAGTTCCTTCTTCGCCACGTAGATTGGAACACTCTCGGTGGATTGCCGACGAGCGCCGCTTCTGCTTGTTGCTGGAGTAGCATCAGTTTCGCTTTGTCGCTCAATATACAGAGGCAGACCAGCGGGTTCGGTCGATACTTCGATCATCCAACCTGGGGGTCCAATCAGTGGGAGGGTGATCCCAAATACTGCGGACCCCGGCTCGTTTAGGCCCCAGGTCGCTGTCAACAAGGCTGGTTCGGCCCCCCCGGCATCGGCCTGTGCCTCGAAAATAGTGAGGAACTCTGATGCACCCCCAAGACTGGCGTCACTACCGTAAGCCAAACCTAAACCAGAGGGTTGCGGTAGGCCGCCGTCGCTTGGAGCATCTATCTTGAAGAGCTTGATGAAAGCTCGAATAGCTCGAATCATGCCGTAGATGGCTGTAAAGTCAGCGGTGACATAGAAAGAGATTGCAAGAACTTTGACCCTTGGGGAAACGTCAGGCCGTCCCGGGTCTGCTCGATTAGCCAGCCTTCCGATCATGCGCCTTTCAGCCGCACTAAACCCGCCGATTAGGTTCTTGAGCGGCCAGACCGTGCTCAAGTCTGTGGAAGGCGAGGGACCAAAGTCCCCCAGGTAGCCGTTGCCGTAGATAGGGAAATCCCCCGTGAGATAGACCCCGATTTGAGCAAAGTCTCGAAGGAAGGCTCGAATCTCGGCGATGATGGCTTTGACCAAGGCCAACAGCGGATCAAGGAAGCAGATGAGATAGGCTTTGATGATCTCCAAAGCCATTGAGGCGATCTCTAATGCCGCAATCAGCCATTGAGCGATCTCGTTGACGTACTCCTTGAACTTGTAGATCTCTTCGGGCCACTCAAAGAGCTTGCCGCCGTACCATTCCCCTGTTGTAATCTCAGCCACGGTAGCTTCCCCCTCCATGCTTCAATCGCTGGAGCATCTCTTGGAGGGCTTCAATCTGTTCTTGATCCTGCTGTACTTGGGCCTCAAAAACCTTCTTCATGCTTTCCAAAGAGGCTTTTTGCCGTTCAACAAATGGATGGCTGTGCTTCCCAGGCACGGTCTTTCCCCACGCCCCAGGTTCAGCGCCTTTCTTTTTGAGATCCCCGAGCATCCTCTGGATCTCTTCCTCGGTCATGGCCTCGGATATGGTTGGGTCGTCAGACATCTCTCACCTCATTAGAATATCCCGGATCTGGCCCTCAAAATGAACTCTTCACGTTCCCTCATCATCTTGGGGACATCCCGGTCAAACATGAGGGCTCGAACAATCAAGCCATCCTGTCGGTTGGTCCTATAAGAGAGCCACGTATAGCGAAGATCACGAAAACGGTCCCGAATGTTGAGCACTTCATCGATTCGGTCAGGCAATACAGGCCGAACCAATGCCGGTGCCGCAGTACCTTCTGGGAAGTCAAAGTTCTTCAGAGCGTTGTAACCGGTGTATGGGCTGTCGCCTGTGTCGTACTGCATCTTCCTCATGGACAAGCCGTCATTCCCCGGGGTCAGGGTGTCGAGTTGGGTGTCCAAGATCCAAAACCGCCGATCCAAGAGAGACAGGCAATCTGAATCGTTGGCGAACGGGGCAACATCAACCCGACCGATGAGGTCGATGATCAGATCGTTGTGATAAACGCCCTTCCCAGACTCCGGCACTGCCGGATACCCAATGTCCCACGCATGGTTCTCATCTTGGAAGTCGTAGTACGTCCCGGTCTTGTTCCCCATGAGCGGCCCACGAAGCGTCTCCATGAAGGAGAGCATCCGCTCTCGGACCATCAAAACAAAGTCAATGGTCTCTTCAGTAAACAACCGGGAGGGTCGGATGACCTTGTAGCCGAAGGGCCTGATAGAGAAGTCGTTGACATCAAACGAGTTCTCTTCGTCTGAATCAAGGACCACGCCGCCACTGTTCTGTATGCCTGCATATTGAGTGGGTCGGAGATCCATCTGTCCTTCGGTCAACTCATCTGGTTCCTTGAAGAAATCACCGGCCCGCAAAGGAGATTCGTGGATCGTTGGATAAATGGCATACCCGAGAACCTCTTGTGCAGGCACCGTTTCTGGGAATGTGACATCAACACCATCGATGCCCGAGAACTCCTTGACGTATCCCGGGGTCAAAACAAGATGGTCACTCTCTACGGAAGCCACCGTGTAATAGCCTCGGTTGTCGTCCAGCTTGGAGGGGTGCCCTTCCTTGAAGGTGTCCTCTCCCGTGACTCCTTGTTGACCATCTCTCGCCTTGATTCCCCGATCACCAAACGGACGTGCCCCTCGTTCAACAATGTCGGGATACCCGAGGGGGCCTTCTACTGTCCCGGCGATATCAATGAGGATGATGTCTCCTTCTACGATCCCCAAAGCCCCGAAGCCTCCCGCATCAGGAGCGGCAAGGTCATCATAAAGACGGTTGGCATAGAGATCCCAGGTCTTTGGGTTTCCTGTATCGGGGTCAAGCTCCCCGTCTGGTAGCCCGTCCTCATCAGAGTCCGGTGTAGTGGACAAGAGAGGGATTGCCGGGACATAGCCCCCGAGTTGGGTCTCGTAGTCCGGCTTGGTCTCATGGATCTTCATGTCCGTGATGAGATCCAACAACTGCTCGTTTGACTGCTCATGGGGAACAGGCGCTTGGCGAAGGTAGATCTCAAAGGAGTACCCGAGTGCCGCCAGATCATCCCCGGCTGCGGCTGCTGCCAAGAAAGTCTCGTCCGTGATGCCCGGTGTTCTAACCCGCAGGCTTGAGGCGGAGTTCTCCCAACGGAACTTCGTCCCCATGACATTCCAAGCGCCTTTCGGGCCAAGGGATGCTGCGAGGGATTGGAACGCAACATCCCAAGATGCAATACGGCTTCCCCGACCGATAACTTCGGTTTCATCGATCAAGACACCATTCAAGAGCAACCGGAAAGTGTCCCCTGGAGCGATATTCACATCGGAGTTGTCAAAGCCACCAAGTTGGGTGCCCGAGAACTCATGGATAACCTCATCGTGATCAGGGCGGCTTGGATCAACGTAGAATCCAAAGGCATCTGAAAGGAACCCCTCGGCGTGTATGGTCCCTGTCTTCTTGTGGGGATCAATCTCGTAGGCAGTGGGGATGCCTCGACGGATCTCATATGCAAAGCGAAGCGGCTCAAACTGTCCTGCCAGTGTCTCTTGGACACCGTGGAAACGGCGGATACGGCGGATCTCAATCTCAACCTGTTCGCTGTAAGGCGCACGGTCCACTTCAGGGGAGAGGGTCTGGTGTAAACCATCATCGAAACGGAACCCAATAGTATCCTCTGGTACGCCGCTCAAAAGAGGCACTGAGGGTGTCTCGGTCTCTGGATCATAAGTTCCCCGGTCGTCCACAACCCGAACATGGTTGTAGCTCGGGTCGTCAGGAGCACCCATCCAATCGTAGTCTGCGTAGTAGTTCTGGGCAGACAATGGGTATGAGGGCTCGGTAAAGATCCCTGCCATCGCCCAGAAGCCTGACGCTCCAACCTCATTCCCCACGTCTGCCGGAACAGCGTTCAAGAACGGAACGATTGTCTTGAACTTGTCTCCAGGCAAGATACAAGCGGCACCCATAGCGAACTCTCGGATAGCAGTCCAAGGCGTCAATACGGTCGGGCTTTCCACCGGGGCTGCATCATCTACAAGTTGGGGCCAGTCGGAAATGTCCAACATCGAAGGCACGCCCTTGAAGACCGGCTTGTTCACATCAGCGATGAACTCGTTGGGCTTATTCATCAAGTCAGCGTAGATGCGGATCTTGTAATCCCCCGGTGCCCCGTTGTTGTCTTCTTCGATGCCAAGGTTAGCCACCACCGCCATATCCACGGTGTCCTCTACCAATAGAGGATCGAAAGCGTAGACCTGGGTCGCCGAATCCGCACCCGCCGTTTCCACCCCGTCCTCATCTGTACGAGTGAGACCAACCTTGGTGGCAAGGGAAATGCCTGCAAACCCGTAGGCCGCTTGCTGGTCTCCATCGAGGTCGTATCGGAAGCCAACGACATTGTTGTCTGGAAGAGTGCCCCAGACCGAAGAATCAATACGGATAGGGAAGTACACCATCCCCGAGACTTGCAGATTCTTGGTCAGACCCCGAGACAGCGTTGGATCAACCATCGAGTAGTTCAACGTAACGAGCTTGAGGTAGAACTCATCGAAGATTGCTTGGGCTTGCACATCAGCAGCATCAGCAGCATCAGCGATGGGTTGCCCGTCAGCCCCAATGAAAAGCTCCAGGTGGGCAACATCGAGCGTAAACACTCCCTTGGTGCTTACGTCTGGGTCTTTGGATTCCAAGGCCGTGTAGGGGGCGGAGATGACCAAAGAGTTCATGCCATTTGCTTTGACAATGATGAAGATCCGGCAGTCTTCCCACACTGTTACTGCGAGAGTAGCTGCCGCCCCATCATCAGAGACTACGGTAGCGGTAGCGGCTGCGGTGTACTCACTGCCTGCATTGAGAACACGGACCCCTGTGATCACCCCATCTTCGTCTACAAGGGTCACAACTCCAGTGGCACCTGTACCGGCTCCCGCAATCGTAATGGTATCCCCAACCTCGTAGCCCGTACCGCCACTCGTCACTTGGAGGTGTTTGACCCCACCGGGGACAGGGAAAGAGTGGCCCGTAAGATCTCCTTCATTACTGGAGGGAGAGCCCTCAAAGTAAACCAAGTCGTTGATACGGACTGTGGCGCTGGTCAGCCCTGTGACTGCCGACTCATCATCGAACTCGAACTCGAAACTAACGGCCATGTCCATACCGGGGACAATGTTGTCAGGGTTGGGGGAGGGGATCACCACCCCATCTTCATCGAGAGGCTCGTTGTCGTCATTCAGACTCGCTATGTCGTCATCTACAAGGGGGAAACTTGTAGAAACCCACCCCTCGGAGCCAATCGTATTCTTCAAAGACAAGGCCAGCAGATCATCACCTTCAGGGAAGTGGGCTGTCCCGTCAGGAAAGACATTAGGATCGACGGTGTGCCTGACAACATAAGTCCCAGACTTGATAGACCCACGTTGGGAGTAACCGCCCGAGAGGGTGTCTTCTACTGCTGTGGACCCACCCTTGATGACAAGGATATCCCCGGGAACTACGGCTCCCAAATCCCCTCCGTGATACCCGCCGTCTGTGTCGGAGCCATTGGTTATTGAGACTGCTGGATCGATCTCGATGCCAGAAACAATGCTATGAGACCCATCTCTGATGGTCCCGTAGCCACGGCAGAACAAACCCAGAGCGGCTGGGTCAGTCGATACCGTCCCAGTCTCATGGTATTCCGTAGAGGGGATCAACGTGAATCGAAGCCGGTCCGCAGCAATAGGCAGGTTGCCGGGGACGTGCGTCACTGTGATATCGAAATCGGCAGGCATCGAGGATGGGTACACCCACCCAGCCTCGGGTTGGAGATCCGTTGGAAGCCCCTGGCCTGGGTTGAGGATCGTGATCCCTGTGATGTAGCCGCCTTCCATGACCAGTTCGACCAGCGGATCGGTTCCGTCAAGCTCACCTGCGGCTGGGTCATCCCTCCCATCGGAAAGCGTGACTTGAACGGTGCCATAAGTGAAGGGCACTTTCCCTAATATGGCATGGTCCCCTCCGTTAGCCTCACCTTCAGAAAGCAGTTCAACGGTAGTCAATACCCCGGTCCGGTTGGGGTCGAGGATCGATTCTGGATCAGCCGGATCGTGGACAACCCCATCGAGGTTGAAGTGCTCGATCTTGAAGAGGAACGAGAAGTCAGCCTGGGGAGGAATAGCAGTAGCCCACCCCTCCAGGGGCATCACCCGTAAGACACCACGCTCGCTTCCGTCGTGAGAAGCGTTACCAGCACGCCAACACCCAATCCTGTAGTTGCCCTCGCCGTAGACCTTGGGGAACTCCAAGTGATGGTCTGGGTCTCGTTCCAAGAACGTGAAGGGCACAGGGTTGTCTTCGCTGTCAACGCCATTGATATAGAGGTTGGATTGAATGTCGGTCTCTACGCCAGCGGCATCATCAGCACTCTCGACAACACAGTGATGGATCATCAACGCTGTCGTTAGGTCTTGTCGTCCAATCGGGTGTCGCACGCCCCGGCCACGGGCCAGACGAAGGTCCAAGACCTCGTTGAACGAGAGGCGGTCTTCATCAATCCAAGCCGTCGTAGATTGGCCGTCCACCCCTGCATCCGTATCGCTCACCGCCTCAACAGAGAAGGAGAAGTCATACTTATAGGTTGAACGATGAACGGCTGGGTCAGGGGAAGATCCCAACCGGGAGCCTTCTGTGATGTCATCGTCGTTGTTCCCGTCCCCGTCTGGATCGAGATACGCATTGGTTCCCCAACTTGAACCGAGATTATGGTACCCCGCTTCCGTTGGGATACCTGGGAAGCCTCGCAGTTGAAGGGGTGTATCGTTCAGATCCACCAGACCTGGGGCAGTTTGCTCCAGACGGTCGAACTCGATGACGATGCACTTGAACTTGTCCAAGTCATCTTCGCTCTCGTAGCCCTCTATGTTGCCGTCGAACGATCCAAAGGTGATGGAGGTAGGCTCGAACTGCTGGTCCGTTCTCCAACCGGCAGAGCTTCCGCCCACACCAACACTATCGTCTGGGGTGGTTGCTCGGTTGTGGTCCCACTGACCGCCCGCAAAGGTGGTCAGCATCTTCTTGGTGCCACCATCGTTGAAGAACTCAACCCGAAGAAGCTCATCCCCTGGATTGACCGTCACCTTGAACTCATCCCCTGAATCTGGAACCCCGTCTGGATCTTGTTCCCAAGCGAGGTACTCACGGGCGAAGATCCGTAGGACGATCTTGTTGCCGTCCGTATTGAGGATTCGATTCAGCCCGCCGCTACCCTTCCAGGTATCATCCGAGTCGGTCATAAGCGTGGCGTGTGAACCGTTTTCCGTGACGTTAGCGAGTTCGCCGCCATCCAACGCAGCGTCCCCAAGTTCGATCTGACCCAAACTTGAGAAATCAAAGATGATGCGCCCGTGCCCCGTACCCGTCTCCCCTGTATCGGGGTGTATGTCGAACTCGATGCCCTTGGTTCGGTCTTCAATGATCCCCACACCAGACGTATTCGTGTTGTCGAAAGGATCGCCCTCTACGGGATCAGAGCCCGAAAAATCAGCCGTGTTTCCGGCTGCTGGTCCAGCGGTCCAATCATGTTCAAAGACGCCACTTGGGTAGCTTGTGGTCGCTCCGTGGATGTGAACAAGGTAGTTGTCCAACTGATACCGTAGAGCATCTCCACGGGCCGTCTGGGTGATGAAGCGAGGGGGTTCAACTACCGTGTGGTAAGCCAAGTCTGCCCCACCCTCTTCGGCAGGAACCGCATCGCCATCGCCATCAATGTAGTCGTCGTAATCGCCGGTAAGGCCAACCTCGGTCTGGTTCCGATAGATCCTGCCGACCGACAGGAGCCCCTGGCAACCAGCAGGTAGGGTGACGCCCTCGCCTGCCACCTCAACGAGCAGAATGTCATGGGACTGTACGTTGCCCTTACCAGGGGTTGAAGCGTTGTATTCGAGTTCGTTATGCCGTTCGTTGGTCAGTAGGGCCGCTGGTGGGACGTATCCGACTACATCAGCATCGTTGGTAAAGACTGAAGCCGTCGTGGAAAGCTCGGTAACAATGGTCCCGTCACTCCCACGAACTTCATCTGGATAGATATACTCGCCACCCACAACTCCAGAGCCACCCTCAACGGGGTCACCTTCAAACAAGATAGCGATCCACGCATCAATGAAGGTAGTGAAAGGTCTCGCTACGACGTAACGGTTGTCCGTGATGCTTCCTGTGTAGTCACCGTCCTCTTGAAACAGTGCCAAAGAGAAGTTGGTGGCAGTGGTTACCTTCGCTACTCGATGCCAGCCAGTGAACGTACCCCCCACCAAAGATGCTGAAGAGAGATAGATCATGTCTCCTTCACGCATCCCGTGGGGAACTTCTGTCTCCCCATCCAAGAACTCGTCTCCCGTAAACACACCTTCTGGGCTGCCCCCGCCGTCATCTATCGACAATGATCCGTCCCCGTCATCGAGACTCCAGAACACACCATCCATGAGGTTGATACTGGGGCTCTTGGCCGTGAGGATCTCCGTAATCAGATCGGAAAGCTGCCGGAACCGATCAAGCTCCGTGTTCGTCGTCCTCAAGTAAGGGAGGGTGTAGTCCCCGCTGTCATTCTTGTCCTCACCCAACAAGGCTGGGAGATTCTTATTCGGCTCAATGTCTTGGTTGTGGAACGTGACAATGGCTTCCAACTCGGTACAAGGGCGAGGGGGGTTCAGGCCCCAAGGTTGTTCCCAGAAGTTGGACTTGGGGACTTGCCAGAAGGTGCGGTCTTTCAGTTGGCCTTTCTTCCGGCTGTATGTGTAATCATAGTCTGGGGAGGCGTCTTGGATCTTCTCCAAGTCATCGGCTGTCGGAGGGTCATCAAAGTCACCTTCTTGGAACTGATTGTCAGCCTTCTGGTCATAGAGCGTGTCCCCCTGTGTGACAGGAGAACCAGTGACGGTCGATTGGAT